ATCCCGAGCGGAGAGAGACACGAGAAGGCGAGGGCCTCGAAGATTGCCTCACCCCGGCATGCAGATCATATCTGTCACACGAAGCTCGACGGTACTCCGCGCGGGCTTGGACGCAACCTGCGCAATTACGAGCCGGCCCCGATCAGTGTCTGGCCAATTGCGACGCGCGCGTTTCCTGAGGCTCATTTCGCCACTTTCCCTCCAGAGCTTGCGGAACGCTGCATTCTCGCTGGCTGCCCGAAGGGCGGCGTTGTGCTCGATCCTTTCGGCGGGGCGGGAACCACGGCGCTCGTCGCGCTGCGCCATCAACGCCGGGCCGCGCTGATCGAGCTCAATGCCGACTATGCCGCGATGGCCCGCAGCCGAATTGAAAAGGAATGGCGAGCCGCGCCGGTGGCCGACGCTTCGCCCGATATCGGCCCGCTGTTTGACGGGGTGCCTGCATGACACCCTATCGCCCGGAGATCCGACTCACAATCGTCACCAACCACCCGGCGCGCGCTGTGCTGGCTGTACTCGGCGTCGAGATGGCACCCGCTTGGCTCGCGATCGTCACCACGCTCGAAGGCGTCCGGACATTGCCTGCTGGAGCAAAGGTGATCGGTCAATGGTTCGAGCCGCGCAAGCATCGCTCGGCGCTCGAATGGGCGTTTCAGACACGGCGGATTCAGGGAGACCTGATCGGCCTGTCGCTTGAGGATTGCGACAAGCTCGCCGCCTGGGCTGCGCGTCACCGCGACGCCGCAGGCGCGCAAGACAAGAATGTGCGCACGGGCATCGATTCAAGCCTGGCCGCCGCGACCAGCGGCATGGTGATCAGCGAACGGAGGATCTCATGAGCATCCATCTTCTCGTCGGCAGTCCGGCCAAGGGCTTCCCTTCGGCAATCAAGCAGCTGGGTATCGTGGCGCTGTGGCAGGCGGGGTTCGATCACGACGAGATCGGTGCGCAAGTGTCGCTGCATCCCTCGCGGGTTGCGAAAGTGCTCGACCTGGTGCGAGAGAAAACCGGCGCGCTGCGCCCGGCACATCCGGAGGCAATGCGATGACGGGCGGGCTTGGTTGTTCCTGGTTCATCGGTCCGTTTCCGCACATCGCTCGGCGGGTTCCCGGAGGGCCGTTCGGCAGTCCTTCGGCCATCGCACCGCATTTCGACGCGCTGGAGCCTGCGGAACAGGCCTCGGCGGTCAAGCTGATGCTGGAGCGCGGCGACGATGTCGGAGAGATCGCCGACTGGCTCGGCCTGTCGCGAGCGGCAATCGAGGCCATCAGCGTCCGGCACTGCCAGCTCATCAGCCCCCGCGGCGAGGGCGATGATGTCAAGCGCAGGCCCGGTTCGGGGCCGAAGCGCCGCGCGGTTTCATGCGCCGCGGTCGACCGTGCGCTCGATGACACGCTGCTGGCGATCGATGCGCTGCGCGCGAGGGCAGGCGGCGGACGCGAAGCCGCGTTCGACCTGACGCTCGAAGAGGTCTGCCAGGCGTGCGGCTTCGGGCTGGAGACAGCGCGGCGGCGGTTCAAGGAGCTTGAAAGCCGCAAATGGGTGCGCCGCAAGCTGCGCGCAGGCCTGCCCGCGCGGGTGACGATCGCGCTCGCGGGGCGCTGCAGGCTCGATGCGTTGGCGGGCAACAAGGGGAGGGCAAAGCCATGATGGCCCGGGTCCACCACGAGCCCCGGCCGCTCTACATCATCGCGCCGGATCTCTGGCAGTGCCGCAGAACCGCGCTGGCCCACGGGCTGGACCCGGAATCGCTTGGGGCGGTTCGTTGCATCACCTCGGCCTACCAGTTGCGTGGCACCCGGCCCGGCACGCCGTTCATCACCCACGGCCGCGATAACTGGGTGCGTGCCATGCCCGGCGTTTACGATCTCGATCAGACCATCGACCTGCTCACCCGAACCGGCCGTCTCCGCGTCGCCGGAAACGACGACATCGCCGCCGCGCGCGGGGAGAAGCAGGAGGCAAGAGCTTGAGCCGCCCCCTGATCATCGACTGCTTTGCCGGTGGCGGCGGGGCCTCCACCGGCATCGAGATGGCTCTCGGGCGCTCGCCGGACTACGCCATCAACCACGATCCGGTGGCTGTGGCCATGCATGCGGTCAACCATCCGGATTCGGTGCACCTGTGCCAGAATGTCTATCAGGTCGATCCTCTGGATCACTTCGCCCGCGCGCATATCGGCTTTGCCTGGTTCTCGCCCGACTGCAAGCACTTCTCCAAGGCCAAGGGCGGCGCGCCGGTGCAGCGGAACATTCGTGACCTGGCGTGGATCATCCCCGGATGGATCGAGCGGATCCAGAAATCGGGCGGCAAGGTCGACGTGGTGGCGATCGAGAATGTAGAGGAATTCCAGACCTGGGGCCCGCTGCTGACGACCGACAAGGGTCTGGTGCCGGATCCCGCCCGGAAGGGCGAGACCTTCCAGAAATGGTGCAAGAAGCTCCAGCAGTTGGGCGGCAAGATCGAATGGCGCGAACTCCGGGCCTGCGATTATGGCGCGCCGACAATTCGCAAGCGGGTGTTTATCCTGATCCGGTTTGACGGCAAGCCGATCGTCTGGCCGGAGCCGACGCACGGACACCCGGACAGCGAGGCTGTAAAGGCCCGGAGGCTCAAGCCCTGGCTGACGGCGGGGCGCGATGTGATCGACTGGTTGATCGTCTGTCCCTCGATCTTTGACAGCAAGGCGGAAATCCTGCTCAAGCACAATCTTCGCGCGGTGCGTCCGCTGGCGGGCAACACGCAGACCCGGGTGGCGCGCGGTATCAAGCGATACGTGCTGGACGCAGCAAGGCCATTTCTGGTCAACCTGACCCACGGGGCCAGGCTGGAGGACGCGGGCCAGCCAATGCGCACCGTGACCGGGGCAAATCGGGGCGAGAAGGCGGTGGTATCGCCGGTGATCACCTATGCCCAGCAAGGGGGCGCGGTGCGGGATCCGGGCGATCCGCTGCACACCGTGACGGCGTCGGCCAAGGATCAGAACGCGGTGATTGCGCCGCACCTGATGACCATGCGCAACGCCGGAAAGCCATTCCAGGGCGCGGACGAACCGGCCCACACGGTGACCGCCGGCGGGGCGGGGCTGACATGCGTTGCCGCCTCGCTGGCGCAGACGGGCTATGGTGAGCGGGAGGGACAGGCACCGCGCGCGCTCGATCCAGATGCGCCGCTCGGGACGGTGGTTGCCGGTGGCGTCAAGCACGCGCCTGTGGCGGCCTATTTGGCGGCGGGGTCACCCGGCCCGGATAAGAACAACCGCGCTGCAAAGAATAGCGAGCGCCATGAGGCCGACAAGTCCTTTACCGCGAAAGGTGAAGTGTTTGTATCTAAAGCTGAACATCGGGCGTGTCTCCTTGTGAACGATGGCTCGAGTTTCGATCAAGAGAAGGGGTGTCGGTTTTTCCCGGATGCTCCTGCCGTCGCTTTTCTTGCCCAGCACAACAATGACAGCCGCCGCGCTGGCGGTGTTAACCCCGGTCGCGATCTACGTGATCCTGTCTCGACGATCACGGCTGTGCCGCAGCAGGCGGTCGTTGCCGCCAACATGTTTTCGATGAAGGGCAGCGGCAGGCGGGCCAGCGGAGCCGATGAGCCGGCGCGGGTGGCGTGCACGGGCGGTGGTCAGTCCGCCATCGTGGCGGGTGCGGTGACCAAATACTACGGCACCGGCGACGGGCAGGAGCCCGGCGATCCGCTCCACACCGTGACCACCAAGGACCGTTTCTGCCTCTCGCAAGCCGCCCTCTGCGCTCCGCCCTTTGGGCCGGAACACCATGAGCGCGCCCGCGAGGTGGCGGCGTTCCTGCGGACGCACGGCTTCTGGGACGATCGCGAGTTTGTGACGCTCGATGTGGAGGGCGTCACGCTGGTGATGGTCGACATCGGCATGCGCATGCTCACGCCGCGCGAGCTGTTCAACGCGCAGGGCTTTCCGGATGACTATGAGATCGACCGGGATCTCGACGGCAATGTGTTCTCGAAATCCGATCAGGTTGGGCGCGCCGGCAACAGCGTCTGCCCGCCGTTGGCCGAAGCGATTGCGCGGGCAAATGTCCCGCACCTGGCGGCGTTCGAGGAGGCTGCGGAATGAGCGAGATCATCGACCTGTTCATCGCTCGCGCCCGGGACGTCTCGATTGCGGAAGCCGCGCCGCGGCTGGGGCTCACGCTCAAGGGCAGCGGCGCCGAGCAGGCGATGCCGTGCCCGCATTGTGGCGGCAAGGACCGCTTTGCGCTCAACACGGTCAAGAACAAGTGGAACTGCCGTGGCGGCTCGACCGGCGGCAATGATGCGATCGGCATGGCCGCGCACATTCTCGGCCTCGATGTCGGCCGGCGTCCCGAGTTCCTCGAGGCTTGCGGCGCGGTGCTGGGCAAAGCGGTGCCCGATGAGGCCGAACCGGTGAGCGAGGAACGGCGCGCGGAGATCCGCGCCGAGGCAGAGGTGCGGGCGGAACAGGCGGCGCGGGATGCGGCAGCGCGCCAAAGCGAGGCCAATGACTTCCGGGACAGGGAGTTGGCCAGGTGTCGCGGAATATATGAAGCTGCAGATCTGGGGAGCCGGCTCTTGGGCATGCGCTATCTGCATGCCCGCTCAGGCTTGCCGATCGAGGCGGGCGCTCACGCCTGCCGCGCAATCCGGCTTGAGCCGAAACTCTCCTACTGGCACGGCAAGGACGAGCGCGGCTACGCCCGTGATATCTGGTGCGGTCCGGCTTTGGCGCTGCCCTTCGTTGATGGCGGCGGCGAGCTGATCGGCATCCACCAGACATGGATCGATCTCGACAACGGTCCGAAATACAGGCCAGCGCTCTACGGCTTGAGCAAGACCGGCGCAGATGCCGGGCGCGAAGACCGGGCAGGGCCGCCGACCGCGCACTGGCCGTCACCCGCCGATCTGAAAGCCGGGTTCTATGAACCGCTCGCCACCAAGAAGATGCGCGGTTCGAAAAAGGGCGGGCTGTTGCCGCTGGCGGGCGACATGAGTGCCACGCGCTGGGTGGTGGGTGAGGGGGTAGAAAACGTGATCGCCTGGTTCGGCGCGGAATTGAATGAAGACCAGGATCTGGCCCTCTCCACCTTCTATGCTGCAGCCGGCGATATCGGTAACCTGGCGGGCCCGTCCGCGCGCACCGGCCGCTTCGCCCACCCGACAGCGACGAAGATCAACGCGAAGGGGGCTGCGAGGCAGGTGATGATGCCGAGCCCTGAGCCCGACCCGGAGCGGCTTGCCGAGGGCTTTCCGCTCGGGACCCACGTGCGCGAGCTGCTGTTCCTCGGCGACGGCGATTCCGAGCCGGTTTGGACCGCGGCCCACATGGCCCGCGCCGAAGCCCGCGCGCAGCTGATCGCCCCCGGCATCGAGGTCGCAACCGCCTGGCCGCCGCGGGGGCACGACTGGGCCGAGGTGATTGCAATGGCACTGCGTGGCGAGGCGGCATGAACAAACACGTCAAGATCCCCGCTGCCGTGCAGGCCATGCTCGATGCCATGGGGCATGAACCGCGAGCCGAAAACCCGGACCCTTCATCGAAGCCGGAGCCCGCAACCGCTGCCGGAGCACCCCAGCTGCCCGAGCCGGATGCGCCGGAACTGACCGCCGAGGAAATGCTGGCCGAATGCGCGGGCGAGCCCGAAACCGACATCGGCAACGGCCGTCGGCTCCTGATCCGCTACGGCAGCCGCATCCTGCACGTTGCCCGCGTCGGCTGGCACGGCTTCGACGGAAAGCACTGGAAAGAGGACGAGGACGGCTCGGTGGTGCGTCCCCTGGCCCAGAAAACGGCTGAGTTCATCGATGACGAGGCCATGGCGATGTCTGCCACAGAGGAGGAGGCCATCCTCATCGAGGCCGGCCAGACCGCGCGCAAGGAGCGGATCAAGATGGGCCGGCCCGCCAAGGACTGGCCGGCCGACAAGTCGCAGCGCTGGCTCGAACTCGAGGAAACCGAGGAGGCGGGCGAAGCCGCGTTGAAAACCGTCAAGGGCCGGCGCTCGGCGCGGCATCGCTTTGCCAAATCCTCCGCCGGCACGTCGAAGATCAACAACCTCTTGACCGAGGCCGCGCCGCACGTGGCCCGCATGGTCAACGACATGAACACCGATCTTTTCGCCTTCAACTGCACAAACGGCACGCTCCGCTTCGTGCGCGTCGAGGACGAGGAAAGCGACCCGGACGACCCGCGCTGGCGCTGGGAGGCACGGCTCGATCAGCACCGGGCGGGCGACTATATTTCCAAGCTCGGGCAGGTGGAGTATCGCCCGGACACGAAAGCGCCGGAGTTCCACAAATTCTTCCAGACCGTGCAGCCGGATCCCGCGGTGCGGCTCTTCCTGCAGCGCTTCTTCGGCTACAGCCTGCTCGGCCTAACCAAGGAACAGTGCCTGCTGTTCTTCTATGGCGCGGGGCGCAACGGCAAGTCGACCTTCATCGACCTGATGACCGAGATTCTCGGCAATTACGCCGTCACGCTGTCGGTCGACAGTTTTGCGGGCGAGGGCCGCCGCTCGGGGGCGGAGGCGACGCCTGACCTTGCCCGCCTGCCCGGTGCTCGGCTGGTGGCGGCAAGCGAGCCCGAAAGCGGCGTGCACCTGAAGGAATCGCTGATCAAGACGCTGACCGGTGGCGAGCGCATTCCCGTGCGCCGTCTGCAGCAGGAATTCATTGAAGTGATCCCGCAGTTCAAGATCGTCATGGTTGGCAACCACAAGCCGGTGATCCGCGACACGTCCGACGGCATCTGGCGGCGCGTGCTGCTGGTGCCCTGGGAGATCCAGATCGCGTCCGACCAGGTTGACCGACGCTTGCCGGAAAAGCTGCGCGCGGAGGCCGATGGCGTGTTCGCCTGGCTGGTGCGTGGCGCGCTCGACTATCTCACGCTCGGTCTCGCCGTGCCCGACAAGGTGACGGCCGCCACCAGCGAATACCGTGAGGACAGCGACCCGATTGGGGCCTTCATCCGCGCCGGATGCGTCGTCACCGGCTATGAGCACGACAGTTCGACACCTGACGATATCTGCGTCGGCTACGCCAACTGGGCGGCGCGCGAGGGGCAGCCGGAGTTCAAGAAATCGACCCTGATGCGTCGTTTCCCGGACTATGCCCGCAAGCAATGGGAGGGGCCGGACGGCATGATGCATGCCTTCCGAAAGCACAAGTCCTCGACCACCCGTTATGTCGGGATCAAGGTGCGCGACGAATATCTGCGGGTGCGTGGCGAGGGTGGGCCGGATGGTGGCGCGGGCTATGGCGACCAATGATGACGAATTACCCGCACCCCTCGCGTGCGCGTGGGGCGTTCATCCCGCTCCAATCCCCCGCCGCCCGGGACGATAGAGGGCAGCGAGGGAGGCTGGCGGAAATTCCGGGCTCTTGCTCCCCGTCTAAAGGGTTTGGGAAATCAATGATTTATGCGGCTAGGGAGGATAGGGAGGATATTTGCGGCGCGCGCGTGTGCGCAGTTTCTTTCAAAGGGTGTGGCCCATGAGAGAAAACACGGTGAAGCTTTGTATGCGTACGTCCTCTTTATCCTCCCTAGCCTCCCTTCCATCCCTGTCTTTTTCTTGAATCTCAACAAAAACAACAGGATGGCCGAAGGCCAGCAAGGGGGATCAGGGAAGCAAGCAGCCAAAAACGGGAGGCAAGGGGCAAAAAATGGGAAGCAAGCACTCGAAACAGGAAATCAGATCATGAAACAGATCCCGATCGTTCAATTGCTGGAATGGGCCTATCGGCACGAACTGCCCAAGGCCGAGCGCGCCGGCGGCGGTATGGGCGCGTCGGCGCCATCGTCTTGGGGCATGGTCTACAATCTCGGCATCCTCGGCACGGTGATCGATGCGCCGATCAACGGCTATGGCGTCGTTGCCATCGGCATGGATGAGGGCGACCCGCATCCAGATGCCTTGAAAGTCGGTGAAGCGGTAGCGCGTCTTGCGACTGCCCGGATCTCGATCGGCAATGACTGGTCGCCGTTTCCAGAGTGGGCCGATGCCGATGGTCTGGTGGCCGAAACTGTGAACCGCATCCGCCCGCGGCTGGCCTCGCTGTCCGGCAAGGAAATCCAGGCCATGCTGATCGCCCGCGCCGTGCTGGGCCGCAAACCCGACTGGCGTGGTGAGGAGCCGGGCCGGGCGATGATGATGCGTGGCGGGACGCCTGGCTGGTTCATGAAGGAAATCGGCAAGGACGCCTATGGAAACAGGACCGAACGCGAGGTAGATGGCTTCAATCCTCGCAGTCGGCGGCCGCGCCCTGGTGCCTATCGCAAGTTCCGGCTTTCGACCGATGTATCCGGCCTTGCGATCGACCGGTTTCGCCGGACCGTGTGGGCTCTGGCTGTGCGCCATGTGGCGCAAGAGGTCGCCGCTCGGCTTTCAAGCCATGAACTGACCGCCGAAGTGCCTACGCTGGCGCCTTGGGCAGCTGTCGCAGGGTTGGTGAGCCGTCCGGACCCCTCTCACGCTGTGTCGCTTTTTCTTTGACATGCGACCGAAAGTTGACAATGGTCATCTCACCCTGAAAAGGACAACTCAAACCCGCTGGCAACCCCGGCGGGTTTTTTCGTGGGAGGATGGGACGTGGCAGGCGCGGGACTTCATATCGATGCCAGCGACTTCCGCGCGCTCGGTGCGGCGATGCACCGGCTGCCGGCTGACCTGAAGGCCAAGGCATTTCGCTCGGCCGTGAACCATACCGGCAAGAAAGCGCGGACCCAGATCGCTCGGCTTGCCGCAAAGTATTCGGGATTGCCCTACCGCTTCACGCGCGATGCAGCGCAGATGCGGCTGACCGGCGATGATGTGGAGATCAAGCTGCGGTCCAGGTGGATCTCGCTGGCGCAACTTGGGCCGCGACAGACACGCAAGGGCGTAAGTGTTCGTGGCCGTGGATCATATGCCGGTGCGTTCATCGCTCATTCGAAGATTTCCGGTACCAACGCCGTCCTGGTCCGCAAGGGAAAGAAGCGGACACCGGTGCGCGAACTGTACGCCGCCAACCCAGCCCACGCTATGGGCGCCGACCGGCACGGCGAGTTCCAGCGGATGGCCGATGAGATCATGGCCCGCGACTTCGCCGCCCGGCTTATCCACGAAGTCGACCGAAGGCTGGCCCGTCTCGCCGCTGGCTAAACCGCTTCGATGAGTGTGTGACACAAGACGGGGGCACCCCCACCCCTCGCGGGTCCTTCCCCCCTCCAAACCCGGACGGGGCGGGACGACCCTGAAATTTCGCTAGGATTTTGAATTGAAAAGCTGGGTTGCGATGGTTGCGGCGGTTGCGGCGACTGCGTTGCGGGTTGCGGCTTTGATGAAAGGATGCCTTCGGGCAAAGATGCAATGAACGACGGTGTGTGGCTGACAGTTTCTGAGATCGCGCGGCGCAAGGGCGTCTCGCACCAGGCTGTTTCCAAGCGTGTTAAATCGCTGGAAGCCGATGGCAAGATCTCGCCGCGCCCGGACGGAAGAAGGACGCTTGTAGACCTGGTCGAGTATGACCGTGCTGTCGGTGACTTCGGCGATGGGTCGCGGGAAGCGGCGGCTGACACCGTGCGATCGGCCAAGCAGGGACAGGCGTCCAAGCCAGGCTCCGTTCCGGATGGCATCAAGCCCAGCGTTGTTCCAGACGGCATGCGGGATGCCCAGCTCGAACGTGTGCGCTATGACGCTAAGATGCGGGCGCTCGATTTTGCCGAGAGGACCGGACAGCTTGTCCCGGTTTCTGGACCGGGCGGGATCGAGGACGCAATGGTGGCCGCTGCCGAAAAGATTATCAGCGTTCTGGACCTTATGCTGCGGGCAGCCCCGGACCTGGTCATCGCAGCACGGGAAGGGGAGCCGGCAGCCAGACGGGAGATCCGGAAGGTCATCCATTCCCAACGCGTTGCCATCGGTGATGCGATGCGCCTGCTTGAAGAACAGGGACGCAAGATCGAAGCCGCCGGCGGCATAGAGACCGAAGTCGATATCGATCTGTTCCGAGGGCTTGAGTGATGAAAATCACGTTGAAGCGCGTGCCGCTGGCCATTGTCGGCGGGATTCTTGCCGCCCTCATCACCCCGCCGCCGATCATGACGCCCTCGGCGCTTGCGGCGGAAGTCATGGTGGTGGCCGACGGTCCGCGCGCCGGCGAACTGTGGGATCCGGCGCAAACGCCCTACATCGTCGAGCCGCTGGATCTGATGGTCGCAGGCTCCGGCGTCAACGAGATCGCCATCCGAAAGTCGGCGCAGACCGGCTTCACTACCATGCTGCTCGCAGCGGCGGCCTACATCATTGATCGCGATCCGTGCAGGGCGATGATCGTGCAGCCGACCTCCGGCGCGCTTGCCGACTTCAACAAGGACAAGCTGACACCGACGCTCGAGCAATCGCCAGTGCTGGCGGCAAAGATCAAGTCGCAGACCAGCCGGTCGGGCGACGCATCGACAGTCACGTCGAAGCGGTTCCAGGGCGGGTCGATTACGCTCGCGATCGCCAACTCGGCCGCCGACCTTCGCTCGAAGACCGTCAAGGTCGCGCTCTGCGACGAGATCGACGAATATCCGGACGACCTGGACGGCCAGGGCGATCCGATGGCCATGATCGAGGCCCGTCAGGAATCCTTCCTGATGTCGGGCGAATGGCTTCGGGTCTATGTCTCGACGCCGACGATCAAGGCCGCTTCGCGGATAGATGCGCAGTGGGAGCGGTCGGACAAGCGCTACTGGCACATGCCGTGCCCCGGCTGCGGCGACATGTTCCGGTTCGAGTTCGACCGGAAGCACTTCCGGTTCAAGGCGGAGTGGCCGCATGAAGCGCATTATGCCACGCCGTGCTGCGGTTCCGTGATCGAGGACGCGGACAAGGTGACGGTGATGAAGCGCGGTCGCTGGATCGCAACCGAGCCGAGACCTGGCGCCATTCGCGGCTATCATTTCGATGCGCTGGCTTCTCCGTTCGTGCCCTTCGACAAGATCGCTTCCCGCTTTATCGGGGCAGAAGGCGATCCGATGAAGATGAAGGCGTTCTACAACCTGACGCTTGGGCTCGCCTATGAGATGAAAGGCGATGCGCCCGACCATGTGCGGCTCATGGAGCGGCGCGAGAAAGATATCAAGCGCGGACATATCCCGTCGCGGGGGCTGATCCTGACCGGCACCGCAGACGTGCAGATGAACGGCATCTGGTACGAGATTGTCGCTTGGGCCTCGAACCGCGAGAACTGGACTGTGGACGCTGGCTACATAGCCGGCGCAACGGACGATCCTCACAGCGGCGCTTTCGTCAAGCTCGAGGAGATCCGCCAAAGCCAGTGGCCCGACGCCTTCGGCGGTTCGCGCACGGTTGACAGTTTCGGCGTCGACTCCGGTTATCGCAGCCACGTTGTCTACACATGGGTGCGCGGCAAGGCGGCGACGTTTGCGCTCGACGGCCGCGACGGCTGGTCGAAGCCCGCCATCGGCGCGCCGTCACCCGTCGATATCAACTTCAATGGCCAGCGCATCCGCCGCGGTGCGATGGTCTGGGGCGTCGGAACATGGCCGCTCAAGGGTGTGATCTATGCAGACCTTCGAAAAGAAGGCGTTGCCGCGGGCAAGGAAGTTGACCCGGCCGGTTACTGCCACTTCGGCGACTGGCTGGACGAGGTCTATTTCCGTCAGATCACGTCCGAGTACCTGACAAACGAAAATTACCGGGGCCGGATTCGGCGCATCTGGAAGGTCCGCAACGGCGAGGAAAACCACCTGTTTGACTGCCGAGTCTACAATTACGCGCTGGCTGACTACCTCGGCGTTTCCAGAATGACCGCGGACCAGTGGGCCGTTCTTGCCAGCCGCCGCGGCGTACCGGCAGAGATCGCCAATCCGGATATGTTTGCGCCGGAGCCTGTGAAGGTGGCCAGCGCCGCGCCTGTGGCTCCGAAGCCCGCGCCGGATCGGACCGCTACCCGGCCAGTTATCGAAGACGACGGTGACGCCTGGATCTCGAATGCAACCGGATGGTGGGACGACTGATGGCCTGGACACAAGCCGACCTCGACAAGATCAGCGCAGCCATTGCGTCCGGCGCAAAGCGCGTGAAATTCCAGACGCATGAGGTGGAATACCAGAGCGTCGCCGAAATGCTGAAGGCTCGCGACCTCATTGCTGCCGACGTCAATCCAGCGAGCGGCCGCGGCGGCGCCATATATGCCCAGTATGAGAGCGATTATTGATGAACATCGTCGACAAGGCCATTGCCTATTTTGCGCCGACTGCCGGTGTCAGGCGGGCCGGTGCACGTCAGCTGCTCGAGCAGACAGAAAAGCGCGAATACGCGGCTGCAGGTTCCGGGCGCCGGAACTCCGGATGGCGGGGCCGCAACACATCGGCGGCGACCGAGGTCGCCGGATCGCTCACTTTCCTGATGGCGCGGTCGCGCGAGTTCGTGCGCAACAGCTGGCAAGGACAGCGCATTCTCGATGTCCTTACGTCGCACGTCATCGGCACCGGCATCATGACCGTCCCGAACACCGGTTCCGACCGGGCAGACAGGATCTATCGCCTGGCGCGTGAGGAATGGGAAGAGAACAGCGACATCGAAGGTGTGCTCGACTACGGCGGGCAGCAGGCCATGGCGCTGCGGTCAATGGCGGAATGCGGCAACAGTGTCATCCGTCATTTGACGGACAGCAACCAGGACACGCGGCGGCGCATCGTGCCGCTTCGTCTGCAGGGCATCGAGGGTGACCAGATCGATACGTCGCGCGACACCTTGTCGGGAGTGACAAGAAATACCGACGGCGAGCGTGTGCGGCTTGGCGTGAAGCTGGGAGAGTGGAACCAGCGCCAAGGGATGTACCTTCACAAGACACACCCCGGCGAGCAGGGTGTTGCCAATATCGAAGCTTCGACGCTGGTTGGCTGGAACGATCTTTGCCACCTCTACCGACCTCTTCGTTTCGGACAGCTTCTGGGTGTTCCGGTCTTCGCGCCCATCCTGATGACCGGGCGGGATATTCAGGATCTGATGGATGCGGCGATTGTCCAGCAGAAAGTGCAGGCCAGCTTTGCCGGGTTTCTCCGGCGTGCACCCGGGGAAGCCAACCCCTTTGCAACAGAAAAGACGGATGGCGCCGATGGCAAATCGCAGACCGTCACCCAGATCAGGCCGGGGCAAATCCAGGACATTGGAGACAGCGAAATCGTGTTTTCGAATCCGTCGGGAACATCTGTTTTCGGCGAAGCCTATCTGGCTGGAATGATGGCCATGGCGGCTGGTGCTGGGCTCACCTATGACCAACTGACCGGCGATCTGCGGCAGGCTAACTACTCGAGCCTTCGAGCTGGCAAGATCGAGTTCCGCCGCCTGGTGGAGCAGATGCAATGGCACATGGTGGTGCCGATGATCTGCCGCCCGGTGGATCGCAAGTTCGAGCAGATGGGCCTTATGTCCGGTGTCCTGCCCAGGCGGAAGGGCGGATATCGTGTGGACTACGTGATGCCTGCCGTCGAGCCGATCGACCCCAAGAAGGACATGGAGGCAGACATCCTTGCTGTCCGTTCCGGGCGGATGTCGCCACAGGAATTCATTTCGGCGTGGGGAAGAGACTGGCGCAAGGTCGTCACCGACTTCGATGCGTTCTTCAACTTCTGCAACCAGAACGCTTTGGACGGTCTGATGTTCGACATCGACCCCAGGCGACCGGCGAACGGCGGCGCCAATGCGCCGCGGGCAGACCAGACAGGAGCAACCGACAATGGCTGAGATTATTCGCCTGCCGAAAATGCTACGGGACGCTGAGATCCGCGCCGCGTCCTATGATGAGCAGGACAACACCATCGAGGTGGTATGGACGACAGGATCCACAGGCCGCCGGGTGACGTGGATGGACGGCGAGTTTGATGAAGAGCTGGTCGTCAATGAAAAATCGGTGCGCATGGACCGGCTCAATGCCGGAGCTCCATTTCTGGACACGCACAATCGTTTCGGCCTCGATGCGGTTCTTGGTTCGGTGGTTGCAGGTTCAGCAAGGATCAGTAACGGAACCGGTACTGCGCGGATCATGCTTTCAAAGGCAGCCGACGCAGTGGACCGGGTTTCGAAGATCATAGAGGGCACGGTGAGAAATGTTTCCGTCGCCTACAAGATTCATGGCGTCGAAAAATCACAGCGTGAAGGAAAGGTCCCTTTGCACCGCGTCATCGACTGGGAGCCGATGGAGATCTCGGCGGTTCCTATCGGATTTGACCCTGGCGCCCAGGTCAGAAGTGCGACCGAAGAAGAGCTTTACGCATGTCGTGTCGAGCATTCGATCGCAGACCGCAACACTGTGCGCCGCATGATGATGCAGATGCGCCAGAAACAATTTGTCGGGTAGCGCTCGGCGCTGCTGTCAAACCCGCCTTTGTGCGGTGCCCTAAACCAGCCCTTGGGCCAGGCAATCACTAAAGGAAACCATCATGAATAAATATCGCTTTGTGGCGGTAGCCCTTGCGCTTGCCGTCTTTCCCCTTCTGGCGCTGGGTGTCATGGGCTTTGCGGCCAGCGACGCGATGGCGTCGCCGCTCTCCGACATGTTCTGGAATGGCGCTGACCATTCGCTGCGCGCAGTTGTCGTGGATCACATGTACAACGCTTGGCCGGCGCTGATTGCGCTCAGGACGGATCTCGACGGCCTTGTGAAAAAGGCAGCTGAAAAGATTGCCGAGATCACGGATGAAACCGCACCCGACGCGGCGCGCTCGATCGAAAGCGAACACAGCAAACTGCTGGAGCAGATCACGGCGAAGCGCAAGGAGATCGCCGACGAGGAAGCGCTGGGCGATCCGGCGAACCGCAATCAGCCGGTTAACGAGCCAAGCAACACCAACGCGAACGCAGGCGACGCTGCGCGGGCGGCCGACATTCTCGATGTCGGAACGCGTGCAAGCATGGACACTGATGTCATCCAGGAAGCTATCCGTTCGGGAATGAGTCTTGATGCATTCCGCCAGCGCGCCTTCGACCACATGACATCGCAGCAGAACGGCAACCGCACCGACCCGCTGCGGGTCCAGCGGGACGAGCAGGAGACCCGCCGCAACCTGCAGATCGAGGCGCTTTCCTACCGGATGGGTGCGCCGATTCCCGCAGCCGGGCCCAGCGCTGGAGCCCGCGAGCGCATGAATGACGGACTGATCGTCCTCGCCATGGAGTGCACCCAGGAGCGTCAGTATCCGCGTAATGCGCGGCAGATCGAAGAACTCTTCGAGCGTGCAGTGCACTCGACGAGCGATTTTCCGATCATCCTGGAAAACTCGCTCAACCGCACGCTGGAGCAGCGCTATGCGCTGGCCCAGCCGACCTATCGCCGGATTTCGCGCCAGCGCAATTTCCGGGATTTCCGCCCGCATACCACCGTGAAGATGGGTGACTTCCCTCTGCTTGAGAAGATCGCCGAGGGCGGTGAAATCAAGTACGGCACGCTGACCGAAGGCAAGGAGACCCTGTCGGTGCTTTCCTATGCCAAGGCACTGTCGGTTTCGCGCCAGCTGATGATCAATGACGACCTTGGTGCGATCAACGACATGCTGTCGAGCTACGGCCAGACAGTGGCGCTGTTCGAGGAAATCACCTTCTACGCGTCGGCGCTCAACGGCACGCTCGCCGACAACAAGACTGTTTTCCATGCAGATCACGCCAACCTTGCCGCATCGGGTGCGGCCATCACCGTGGCTGCGGTGGCGGCAGGGCGGGCAGCAATGTCCAAGCAGAAGTCGCTTGACGGAAATCCGCTGCTCTCCAATCCGCCGGCGCTGATCGTGACTGGTCCCGACAAGATCACCGAGGCCGAGTCCCTGGTGCGGACCATTACTCCGACCACTGTTGCAGAAGTGAATGTGTTCTCGGGACGCCTTACGCCGTTCGACACGGCCCAGATCGCTGGCAACAACTGGTACCTGTTCGCGGATCCCTCCGTCGGTAGCAACTACCGTTGGGGCTACCTGGAGGGCTACGAAGCGCCGCGGGTGCGTCTCGACACGCCCTTCGGTCGCCAGGGCATGGCCATGTCGGTCGAGCACGATTTCGGCGCAGGGGCTGTCGACTTCCGCTTCGGCTACAAGAACCCCGGCGCCTAACGCGCCGTTTTCCTGAAAGGCGTATCAGCGCCGGCGGCTAAACGCCGGCGCATCTTCTCACACGATTTTCCCAGGAGACATGACCATGAAAAACTATGTGCAACCCGGCGACACGCTGACCGTCGCCGCCCCTTCCGGAGGCGTTGTGTCCGGAGCCGCCGTCGTGATCGGCAACCTTCGCGGCTTCGCTGTGGCGACGGCTGCCGAGGGCGCGGATGTCGCGATTGCTCGCACCGGTGTGTTTACCACCTCGATCAAGGCAACGGGCACGGCCTGGGCCGTCGGCGATCTCGTCTACCTCAAGGCTGACGGGACCGAATTCAACAAGACGGCGTCGGGCAACACGCTGTTCGGTTTTGCCGCGGCGCCTGCGGCGTCCGGCGACACCACAGCCTCCATCTGCCTGACCTAAGCCGGACCGGAGAAAACACCCATGACAGACTTTTCCGATCTTGCGGCACTGGCGCGCGGTGCGGTGGGTGCTGTCATGGGTGAAACCGTCACGATCGTCCCGGTGACAAAACAGGGCGGGCCGAACTCTTCGGCGGTTGTTGCCGATCCGAATCGTGCATCTTTCGACGCTGTCGCGGTGCCTTACCGGTTGATGCACAATATTCCAGATGGCCGTGGCGGAACGCAGGGCCCGGGTGTCGGCGGCACTGAGCGGACGGGCCTGCATACGGCTCAGGAAACCACTCTGGCCATGGACCAACCCGCCGTGAACCTCAAGGATGGCGACCGGGTGCAAAGGTCTGACGGATCCTGGTGGGCCATGCGCGCACCGCAGACCGATGAGGCCGGGACCTTCGTCGTTTCCATTTACCGATCGAGCGAGATCGCCTGATGCTGTTTTCAACCGCGCTGCGCCTGGCTGCGATCGAATGCCTTTGCCCCACTGCTGTCATCGCCGGAGACGCGACGGCGCCGACACTTGCCGGCATTCACGTGCTGGACAGCCGCCGCCCTGAGATCGGCGATCTGGATCCTTCGAAAAAGTACACTCCGGTTGTCTCGATCTTTTCCGGCGAAGCGACATCGACATTGCGCGGCGAGGCCGCGGCATCCAACGACCGTTCCGCCACGGCTGTGCTCGAGTTCGTTGTCGAGCTGGCCGAAGCGATCGAAGCCGAAGAAGGCGATGCCTATGCCGAGGCAATCGTCAACTCCGACCAGGATGCCAGAATTGTGCTGGACGCGCTGATTGCGCAGATCCGGCGGGCGCTGGAATATGGCCCGGCTGGCAGCCTGTTCCGAAAGATGAGGATAGGCTCTCCAGTCAAGATCAGCTGCGAGCCGCATGTAGTGCCCGAACTGGACCTTCGATTCTGCCGCACATTCGTGACCATGGAATTCAACGCGCCGGACGATGTCTATTCCGATGCGGATGGTCTGCCGGAGCCTGCCGCCACGCTTCTGGCGAGCCTGCCTGACGGGTCCTATGCCAAGGCCCGGTTAACGGCTCTGGCAAATGCGTTCGCGGCGATTGTCCGCACCGACCTGACTGAAATCACGATCGCGACCGATCCGGACTTTGAGCCGGACCCGGAAGCGGCGCCCGATCCCTATGCCGGCGTGACAGCCGGCGTCACGCTGGAGTGATGCCCATGCAACGCTACAAACCCGCCGATGGCGCGCCATTGCTGCGCACCACGGAAGGCGAAGCCTTCCCTGAAGAGGGCAAGATGATCGACCCGGCGAACCGCTACTACGCGCGGCTGATCAAGGAAGGCGCGCTTGAGCTCGTGGCGGACGATGCGCCCAAAACCAAATCCCGAACCAGCAAACCGGCGGCGGCGGCCGCACCCAACAAGGAGACGCGGAAATGACCGTACCTGCAAATCTCGTGGCCCCCCTGTTCGCGTTCTCGGTTGAGAGCGGCGGGCAGTTCGAAGACCTGGCGCCGGTCATCCTGTATGGCCACAAGACATCGGCCGGTTCGATGGCCGACAATGTCAAGGTGTCCTGCGCATCGCGCTCGCAGGCCCGCGCGCTGGCGGGCAAGGGATCGATGCTCGAGCAGATGGTGACCGTATTCCGCAAGAACGCGCCGACGCATCCGCTTTACATCGTCTCGATCGCGCCGAGCGGAACGGCGGAAACCCGAACCATCACCGTCGGCACCGTGCCGGCAGGCGGCGGAACCGGCGTGATCAATATCATGGGCGAACTGGTTTCGATTTCGATTGCGGCAGGCGACAGCGCCAACACGGTGGCCGCGGCCATCAACGCGGCCATCAACGCCTATGACAACCCGCAATCGGGCCACGCGCTGCCCTACACCTCGACGGTAGCCACCAACGTGGTGACGATCACCGCGCGTCACCTGGGCGCCTATGCGGCGGAAATCGGCGTGAGCGTGCCGGTGCTCGATGGCACCAACGCACTGACCGGCGTGCTGACGATCGAAGAAGGAACGGCGGGGGCCGGCACGCCCGACACCGCGACGGCGAACGCGGCGATCGAGGAAGACGACTGGTCGTTCCTGGTCTCTGCTTTTGGCGACGCCACCAACGTCGGCAAGTACGACACGCTGCTTTCCGAAGTGTCGGGCCGGTGGAGCTATGCCAACCAGAAATTCGGCATCGCCTATTATCCGAAGCGCGACAGCCAGTCGAACTTGATCTCCTACGGCGAGGGCAAGGACACCTGGAAGCTTTGTGCGGTGCCGACCTTTGCCTCGGGCGGTCATTCCGAGCCGGGCTATCTGTGGGTGGCCGCGATGATCGGACGCGTGGCGCCATGGCTCGCCGGTGGTGCGACGGGCGATGTGAACCGTAACCAGACCGGCCTCGTGGTCGAGGGAATCAGCGCGCCGTCGGACGGGGCCTACTGGCCAGATCTCGCGACCCGCAATGCGTTTCTCGCCGCAGGCCTGTCGTCGTGGAGCGTCAACGGAAACGGAAGGGTTGCGGTCGACAAGATCATCACCCATGCCCGCACCACGGCCGGCGTGCCGGATACCACGTTCCGCGATATCCAGAAGCCGCATGCGCTGATGTATTCGCTGCGCTACATGCTGGCGCAGCTGGCCTTCGAGCATTCCAACAAGGTGATTGCCGACGACAACCCCGGCAATGTCGCTTCTATCTCGACGCCGAGCGATATCGAGGCAACGTGTTACCACGCCTATGTCGGGCTTGAGCTGCGGGGTGTGCTGGAGAATTCCGCCACGGCGCTGAAAGACATCACGGTAACGCGCAATGCGGACAATCCGAACCGTGTCGATGCTGTGGTGCCGATGGACTTCACCAATCCGCTCGACATCTTCTCCGGCCTGGCGCGCGTCTACTCCCAGTTTCGCTGACCTAACTTGAGCCGGGCGCGACAGCGCCCGGTTGACCCGACTCCAAACAAAGGATCCTGAAAATGGCTGGTAAAGATTATGGCGGTCAGATCCGCCTTCGGCTTTCGAATGGCGAAACCTTTTCGCTACGTGGCACCATGACGCTGATGACGGCCGGCCGTTCCGTCGAGGCTGTCGTGAACCAGGACCGGTCGACCGACCGGGTTTCGACGCTCACGCCCTATGCCTTCGAAATGTCGTTTGCCGACAAGGGGCAGAACATGCAGGCGCTGATGACAGCCGACCGGTTCGACGCGACGTTCATCGAGGATGACACCGGTGTGTCGCACTATTACACGCGCGCATTCTTCACCGGTGAGCCGTCGATCAATCGCATGAACGGCGAAGTAACGGGCATGGCGGGCGCTGCGGAAACCTACGTCCAGAAGGGCTGACCCATGTCCGGTGAAAAGACCATCCGGCTGTCGCGGCGCTACGAGGCGCACGGCCGGGCTTTCGACAGCCTCACCTTCCGCGAGCCGAAGATGGCGGATTTCGAGGCGATCGGCGAGATTGCCGAGCGGCAGCCGTTTGCTGCCGGCGGTGAGATGGTGCTCTACCATGATGATCGGGTGTGGAAATACCGTGACCGGTTGTTGAAGCGCGGGGATGACCTGCCGTCGGCGGCTGATCTCGGCGATCTCGATCTGGCCGACGCGATTGCGGTTAAGGATACTGTCGCAAGTTTTTTTACCCGGGCGCGGCGGATCTCTGGCGGCGAGCAGCCGACCTCCTGATTTTCAAATTCGGGTTCAATCCTGACAGCGTCATGCAGATGACGCCGTCGAAATGTGTTTCCTGGGCCGTGCGCGGCCAGACCTTCCGGAGTTGAGCGTGAACCGCACGATCGAAGCCATGGTGCGCCTGTCGGCCAAGCTCGGGCCGATGGCCGCGTTCGGTCAGATGGGCTCGAAGCTTGCGGACGTGAACCGCAAGGCCTCGGCGTTCAACAAGACCCAAGCACTGGTTGCCCGCGGTTCCGATGCCGCGACTGCAGCAATGTTGCGCTTTGCTGCACCGGCGGCAATCGCCTATGGCGCGCAGCGCGCCGTGCGGGAGTTTGCCGGGGTCGAGCGGACGCTGACGCGCATCGGCATCAATGCCGACGCGAGCCGGGAGCAGATGGCGGAGGTGTTCAAGGAACTGCAGCAGATCGCGCAGGCCACCGCGACGCCTGTCGACAACATTGTTTCCGGTCTCGACTCGCTGATTGCTTCGGGCAAGTCGCTTGACGAGGCCATGGCGCTGATTGGTTCGGTCTCCGCCACTGCGCAGGCGGCTGGCGCCAATTTCGGCGAGATGGCGACGACGGCCGACGCCGTCTCCAATTCGTTCGGCATCGCCGGCGAGGAGATGCAGAACGCTTTCGACATCCTGGCCAAGGGCGGCAAGGCGGGCAAGTTCGAATTGCGCGACATGGCTGCCGAATTGCCATCTCTGGCGCCGGCTTTTGCGGCGCTTGGCTATGAAGGCGAGGACGGGCTCAAACGGTTGACCGCCGCGCTGCAGACGGTGCGCATGGAAACCGGCACGTCGGGCGAGGCGGCGACATCGTTCATGGATGTGCTGACCAAGATGAACTCGGTGACGGTGTCCAACAGCTTCAAGAAGCAGTTTGGAGTCGATCTCCGCAACGAAATGAAAAAGGCCAAGGCCGCCGGTGAGGATACGCTCGAGGCGTTCATCCGGCTCTCGAAAGAGGCGGTCAACGGTGACATGTCGAAACTGCCGCTCCTGTTCACCGACAAGCAGATGCTGATCGGCATGCGCGCTTTGATGAACCACACCGGCGAATTCCGCGACCTGCTCAACGAATTGGGCAGTTCTGCGGGAACGGTGTTTGGCGATGTAAACCGAGTTCTGAAAGACACCCAGTCTTCCATGGATCGGATGGGAAATTCGTGGGAGCGCCTGACTACCTCGCTCGGCGAAAAGATCGCTCCGCCGGCCATTGCAGTGATGGACGCTGTTTCAGGCAGTCTTGACCGCGGTGGCGCTATCAATGCCGGGCTTGAGAAAAAGGGAGTCAAGAACTGGTCGCTTGATCGGATGGCGTGGCAACTCTCGGCCAGCGAGGCGGATAAGGATTCGATGGCGTGGGTCGGTGGTTACCGAACCGAGGAGCAGCGCGCGGCGATTGCCGGTTACGACGCCTATGCCAAATCGCGCGCAGCGGCGCCTGCTTACAGCATGCCGCGCAAGACACTTCCGGACCTCGGCCCTGTGGTGCGGACGCGCGACGGCCAGGTCATCGGCGCAACCGTACCGGCTGCCATCCCGGTTCCCATGGACCCGACAGACGTGGCCATCGGCCGCAGTGACGCCAGGCGCGGCTATGCCATCGGGTCTGCTTCGGCGGGTTCTCCGCAGCCTGACAATCTTTCGGTTCGGCCCGGACAGGGCGTTTCCGACCTGCAGGGGCTGCTTTCCAAGCTGGAAGCAGCGGGTTCGCAGTCTGGTTCCGATCTTGCCGAGGGCGGCGGAGATGCAGCTGACGCGATAGTGAAAGCGGGTCCAGAAGCAGGAAGCGGTTTTGGCGATGCGGCAGCGGCCAAGATCCATGCCGAGGCAGCGTCCGCCGGTGCGAGCTTTGGTGACGCCGCGGCTGCGCGTTTGCAATCGGCGTTGTCCGGGTTGTTTGGCAGTGTGCCTGCGGGCCAGCCCGCTGTCTCCGGCAATCGTGGCCGTACCATGCCACAGGCCGGGCAGGCTGGAAGGGCGCAGTAGGGATGGCGATGCGGGACTGGTCAAAGACGTTGCGGCGTGCCTCTTTCCGGGGCGTGCCGTTCTGGGTCGATGCGGAAGAGCCGGAGGTGGGCCGCCGCGTGGTGGCGCATGAGATCTCCGGCGGCGAAGCCTCGCTGACCGAGGACATGGGCGCTAGGACCAAGACGATCTTCGTCGAGGCTTATGTCGCGGGTGACCTTGCGGACGTGGCGGGCCATGCGCTGGAGCGGGCCTGCGGCGCGCCCGGGGCATCGCTGCTGATCCTGCCGATGGATGCGGGCGAGGCGGCGCATTGCCTGTCCTGCTCGCGAAACCGGCGCAAGGACCGCAACGGCCTGATTGCCTACCGGCTGGAATTCATGCGGGCCGGCGGCGGGGTGGCGTTCGCGGCAAGCGGGCTCGGCCAGCTGCGCACGGCGTTCGATGCGGGTCTCGCCGCGGCATCGGTGCTGATCGCGGTGCAATTGTGAGTGGGGCAACAATGGAACAGGTTCTGACCATTCTTTCCGGACTCGCGCGGGAACTCATAACAGACGCCGACGACTTGGCGCGCGTCGATGTCCTTGCCGTGGGGGTGCAGGCCGGTGGAGACAGCGGCGTGACGGCGCTGATGCAGCTGGCGCGGCTGACAGGCGAGGCGGCGGCCGATGCCAATGCCGTGCCCGATGCGGTTGACCGGGTGCAGGACGACACGCCGCTGTGGCGGCTCGTTGCGCTGGTGGTGGTCTGCTTTGCCGTCGTGCGTGCGGATTACCCGTCGCGGCAGGACGCGCAGGCCGCAAGGACCGCGGTCAGCGCCCGGGCGGACACGGTCTATGGCGAGGCCGGCATCTACGGGTCCGAGACGATTGCGTGGCTGGTGTCGATGACAGGAGTGGCCACACTCCACCTGTCGCAGACCGCGGCGGAACGGGCGCCGGCGGTGCGGGTGGAAACCGGCGTGTCGCTGCCCTCGACGCTGCTGGCCTATGATCTCTATGGCGATGCGGGCCGGGCCGAGGCGCTTGTCGATCGGAACCGGGTGGCCACATCGCTGGTCATGCCGGTCAGCTTCGAGGCCGTGGCGCCGTGACGCTGGAAACGATTGTCTTTTCGGTCAACGGCGCGCCGTTGCCGCACACTTCCGCAGCACTCGACGAATCTGCCGAGGAGGCGGTGCGCACCGCGCAGTTCGACATAGCATGGACCGGTGCGGGCATACCCTGCGCGCCAGATGACGAAGCGACAATCACCGTGTCTGGTGCGTTGTGGGGCACGGGCTATGTGCGAGACGTGCGGCCGGGTCATGACGAAAACAGCCGGACCTATTCGGTGAGCTTTGTTTCGCGCAGCTGCGACGCCACGGAATGCTCGATCGATCACCCGACCGGCCTCAAGCGCAACGCCGATCTCGGCGACATCGCCAGGGAATTCGATGTGCTCGGCGTCGGTGTCGAGGTCAAGGCGAAGACGATCAGAAAGGCCGTGCACAAGGTGCGGCCCGGCGAGACGCTGTTCCAGACGCTTGAGACGGACGCGCGGGCGCAGGGCGTGCTGATCCATGACAGTCCGGAAGGCAAGCTTGTCCTGGCCGACAAGCCCGAGGGCCGCCATGGCGGGGCGCTTGTGCGCGGCGCGAATATCAAGAGCGCGTCGGCCAGCCTGTCGGGCGCGACAAGTTTTTCGAGCGTCAAGGTTCGCGGGCAGGCATCGATCGGGGTCAGTGCCTCGGCGCTGCGGGCGGAGGCGGAGGCCAGGGGCACAGCCCGGCGGCGGCGCCCGCTGATCGTGCCGTTCGAAGGCGAGGCCACGTCCGAGAGGCTCAAGAAGCGGGCGACATGGGAAGCCAAGCGGGCAAGCGGCGAGGGCGTAACCTGCCAGATCACCGTCGCGGGTTTCCGCGACCAGGGCGGGCAACTGTGGAAAGCGAACTGGCTGGTCGAGGTCGATGACGACTGGCTCGGCATCAGCCAGGACATGGTGATCGCCTCGCTCACTCTGTCGCAGGACGGATCCGGCGGGACGACGGCGAGGCTGTCTCTCAAGGACCCGCGGGCGCTCGGCGGCGACAATCCGCGCGGCAAATCGAATTCGGCCTGGGGCGCGCCCGGCTCAACAGATGCAGACTACCGGGAAGGCTGAGAGATGTTTGACGGCAATCTGACGCGGTTCGAGCTCGACGGTAAAGTGGAGCACCGCGCAGGACAGCAGTTCGTGAACGGCAAGGGCTTCTCCGGTGACAGCTTCGAACGGGTGCATCGGATAGAGCCGCACGGCTTTGCCAGCAGCCCGGTCAAGGGCGGCATTGGCGTGGCGATGTCTGCGCGGGGAAACAGGGACTCGGCCTATGTATTCGGCGGCGAGAACCCGTCGATGCGGCCCGAGATCGCCGTGGGCGGGGCGGCAATCTATGACCATGCCGGAAACATCGTTTCCGTGGTGCAGAAGGACATGCGGATCGTGCATTCGGCCAAGGTGCACATCGTCGCGCCGGAGATCATTCTCGAGGGTGCGGTCTATCTTGGCGGGCCAGGCGCGTCCCGTCCGGTGTCGGCGGAAGGAACATTAGACAGCGCCGGGCATACAGACGCCAGCAATTTCGCTGCCGGGGTGTTCGCGACATGAAAATCATCCCGCTTGCGCCGGCGGCCGAGCCGCTGCTTGATCCGGACCTGGTCTGGAACGGGCTGTTTGGCGATCTCGCCACAACGGCGATCGACGATCCAGTCAATCCCGGCGGGTTGCGCGCGACCCAGGCGCTGGCAACGGCCATCCTGATTTGTCTGATGACCGATGCCCGCGCCGATGTGACCGAACTGCGCTCCGGCGATATCAACCGCGGCTGGCCTGGTGACAGTTTCGACCGCGATGCCGATGAGCCGCCGCTCGGCTCCAGGCTCTGGCTGTTGCGGCGCCGGGCGCTCACGCCTGATGTCGAGATCCTCGCCGAGGATTACACGCGCGCAGCACTGCAGCCACTGATAGCGCAGGGCGCCGTCGCCCGTTTCGATGTGAGCGCTGCGGCGGATCGCGCGCGATCAACGCTTGTCTTGACCGTGACCGGCTATGGCCGCGACGGCAGCCATGTTCATGACCAGAAATATGCAGTTTTGTGGGAGCAGTTGAATGGCGTTTCCGATCCGCTCGCTTGACGAGATTTCGGCCTCGGTTCGCGGGGCCATGCGGCAGTATCTGCCCGGCACCGATGCCAGCCTCAAGCAGAACGTACTGCGGGTCATCGGCAAGGTCCAGGCGCTGCTGGCGCATGAATACGAGCTCCGCCTGAAATGGATTTTCCGGCAGCTGTTCCTGTCGACGGCGACCAGCGAGGCGATCATCCGGCTGCATTGCGCCGAGTACCGCATTCTGCAGAAGCCGGCTTCGGCTGCGTCGGGGGAGGTGACCGGCGCCGGTCAGGCGAATGCCACCTATCCGGCAGGCGTTCGGTTTGTGTCCGGGGGCGTGACCTATGTTACGACGGCCGCTTTCACCGCAAACGCGGTTGGCGGGTTCACTGCCAGCGTGCAGGCCGAAAGCGCCGGCGCCGCGACCAACCGGGAGGCCTCGGCCGAGTTGCTGCTCGCCGACCCCGCGCTCTACCCGAGCCTGCCCGAGACGGTCTCCGTCGGTGCAGATGGTCTTGGCGGTGGGGCCGACATCGAGAGTGTCGAGGATCTTCGGGCGCGAGGCCTCAAACGGAAGGCCTCACCTCCGCAGGGCGGCGCGTTGCCTGATTATGAAAACTGGGCGCTGGAAGTGCCCGGCGTTGTGAATGCCTGGGCCAAGAACTTCGCAGGAGGCTTCGGCACGATCGGTGTCTGGGTGCTGTTCAAGGGGCGCGTCAACGGCATACCCGAGCCAAGTGATCTCGCCGCGGTCGACGCCTACATCGAAAGCCTCCGGCTGGTCCGGGCGCGCTACTTCACCATGGCGCCGGTGGCAAAACCGGTGGATCTGACGATCAGCCTGTCGCCGGATACGGCCGCCATGCGCAGCGCGGTCACCGAGGCGCTGACCATTTTCTTTGATGCGACGCGCGAAGGCACGCGGTTGCGGCCGGGTCTGACGGACGATCTATTCACGCTGCCCCGCGCCTGGCTTTCGGAGGAGATCTCGACCGTGCCCGGCGAGACCAGTCATGTCCTGATCGAGCCTGCTGCCGCCCCGGTGTTCCAGCCCGGTGAGTTGCCGGTGCTCGGCACGATCACCTGGTCATGATGATGGCGGGGGCGTGAGGCGATGTCGACATGGCATGCAAGCACCGAATGGGCCGAGTTCTTTGCCGCCGATGGTGGGCCGGTGGTCTGGGTGGATCCGGATGACGGCTTTGCTGATCCGGAGATCGATCCGCGTGACGCGTTGAGTGCACCGAGCGTCGAGGGCCTTCTGTTCTCCGGCCTGTCGCTTTGGCCGCGAGGAGCTGCCTGGGGAACGCCTGACGGCGCGGCGCCGGGCACGTCGACGGTGATAGCGGGGCTGACGCGTGCGCTGCTCTCGCCGTTTGTCGATCTCTATGTCAAGGCGTGGCGGCTCATCGGGGAGTCCCGTTCGGCTTCGCTTGTCGACAGCCTCGACGAGTGGGAGGCGGATTTCGGTCTGCCAAGCCCATGCGGCGGGTTCAGCCAGACGGAAGCCGCGCGGATCGCCACGCTGCGGGCGCGCGTCGCTCGGCTTGCCACGATAACGCCGGCTGACGTGATCCGGCTTGCGGCGCGGCTGGGTTATGTCGTGGCGCTCGAGGAGCCCGATGCATTCCTGGCGGGCGAGGGCTCCTGTCTGGGGCTCGGTGAACTGTCGGACTCGGCGCTTGAGCAGCAGTGGGTTGTTTTGGTGCGTGACGCGCCATCAAGCCAGTTCGAGACGGGCATTGGTGAGACCGGTGTGACCCGTCTTCTGGATTTCGACCACGACGTGCTCGAATGCGAGATCCGCCGCATCGCACCGGCCTGGACGGTCGTCGTCTTCAATTACGCCGAGCAGCTGATCGGGCCTTACCTCGTCACCGAGACGGGTGCTCGCATCGTCACCGAAACCGGCAAGAAACTGGTCATGCCGGTTCTGGCCTCATCCCTTTCAACATGACGGAGAACATCCGATGAAGTATATCCAGCCGGCAGGCGAAGCCGCGGACGCCTCCTATGTGGATGGCAATCGAAGCGCGGGCACAAAGGGCTCTGTCGTGCCCGCCGCCGCGATCGAGCATCCGCAGCGGGAAATCCAGGAGGTCATCAGCTTTTTCGGGTTGACGCCTTCGGGCACTGACCTGGCGCAGCTGCGCAAGGCCATCGAGGCGGCGATCCTGGCTGCCACGGGAGGGGGCGAAACCTCGCAGTATGTGCTGATCACACAGGCCCGTGCGCGCCTGCCGATCTTCCCGGAGATCCAGAGCGCCGACGGCAAGATGAACGTGACGAGCCCGTCGGCCGGCTCGGTGCAGGTTCCGAGCGCGGTCAGCTTTCAGCATCGCGGCATCTATCCGGTCTCGACCAGCGACTATATCGAGGATGACCGGACCTTCACGACGCTCGCCAACAAGACCTATCATCTGCGCTGGAACCCGACCGATGGTTTCAGCCTCGAGGATCTGGCGGATTCAGGCTACAACCCGTCAGTTCTTGCGGAAGGCAATGTCGCTTTCGACAGCGCCTATGACGACATGCTGGTTGCCCGCGTCGTTACGAACGCTTCTAACGTGGCGACCATCACCAACCTGGTCAACAGGAACAAGGTTCTGCTCTCGTTTGTGAAGACGGGTTCCGCCGGCGCCTTGGACGGCGTCTTCGCGTCAACATTCGCGGCTTCGGAGCCGGTCAACCTTGCCAGGACGCCTGTCGCGGTATTCTCCGGCTCGGTTGCTACCACCGGTGTCACCGGTGCGGGTGGGCTCGAATATGCAAATTCGATAACCAATCGGTCGGTTAGCCGTTATTCGGTCGGGGCATCAGTCACATCGAACTGGAATGAAACGCAGGGTGCACCTGCGGGCCTCACCGGCACCCTTGAATTCATTGTTGCGGCGTGAGGTTAGCAAATGACCGATGAACTGCAAATAAAGGACCTCCCGTCCGCACTGGCGGCGCTGGCCACCCACATCATCGCCGCGCAGACCGCCGCAGGCGTCGCATCAGGGGTTACGCTCGAGCAGGTTTCCGACCTGGTCATTGCCAGGCTGACAGCTTCGGCTCCGGAGTTGCTGGACACATGGCTCGAAATCGTGGCGCAGATCGAGGACAATGAGGACGCCCTCGCGGCACTTGTGGCAACGGTCGCGACAAAAGCGTCTATTTCGGGCACCGAAACCCTGACGAACAAGACGCTGACAGCGCCAGTTCTCAACGCTCCGACCGTCACCGCTCCCGCAGGGGAGTTCCTGCGCGGGCAACTGTCCGGCCTGAGGCTGGCGAACAACTCCGGCGATGCAACAAACGACATCGACATCGCGGCAGGCTCCGCGGCGAGCGATGGCGCGGCGCCGGTTCTTATGTCACTCGCCGCCGGTCTCACGAAGAGAATGGATGCCGCGTGGTCGGTGGGTAATAACAATGGCGGCTGGCTGGACGGTTCCTCGATGCCCGACGGCACGGGGCATGTCTTCCTGATTCAGCGTTCCGATACCGGCGTTGTTGACATCGGTGTGTCGGCCTCGCTGACGCCTACACTTCCCGCAAGCTATGACCGAAAGCGGCGCATTGGCTCTATCATCCGACTTTCCGGGGCAATCCGGCCATTTGTGCAGATCGGCGACTATTTTCAGATCGACGCGGTTTTTTCGGTCAACCAAACCAATCCCGGAACCTCCGCCCTTACATTGACGCTGGCTGTGCCGCTTGGCATCGAGGTGCAGGCAAAGGTCGCGGTGGCGATGACGCTTTCCTCCGGGTCGGGAAACTGTGCGGCCTATTACAGCGCGCTCTCGTCTGGAGATCTGACACCTTCGTCAGCTGGCGCCTTTTCGCTTGTCGCATGGAGCGATGCATCTGACACCTATGGGGACAGTGTTATCGCGGATGTCATGACCAATACCTCCGGCCAGATCAGAGGCCGGCTCTCGATCAGCAACGCCAGCACTGTTCATCGAATCAACACGCTCGGCTGGACGGATAGTCGGGGCAGGTAGGGGGGCACAATGCCAATCACGCTGGAAGTAAGCAACAAGTCGACCCACGAAGTATTGACCGCCGCCGAGGTCGAGTCGCTTGTCGGCGAGCAGGTTGCAGCAGCGGTTTCCGGCCTTCCGGGGCCTTCAGGCTTGATCGCAGAAATGTCCAGGGTTGCTCTCAACAGGACACAACTCTGGTGGAAAAAGAATAGCCAATATTGCTGGTCTTGTTTCCATGAGTTGAGGTTCGACCTGGTCTTGCCAATTCCTGCTCGCGTAAAGGTGTGGGGTAACGTCAACCTGACACACCGCGCCAACGTGGCCGGGCCTGTCGGGTATAGCATAAAGGCGACTGTCAGGTCTGCGGAAGCCTTCGACCAGATGCCGGTTATTCCGGCTTCGAGCGTCGATCTGCAATATTGGCAGTCTGTTGAATCTGGTGGAGTTATTCCCGGGTCCAAGGATGGTGGCAATATCTTCGGCGTCGAGGATCATTATGGCCATCCAAAATACAATTACAAACTGGACCTTCCTGCGGGGTGTCACCGGATTGAGCACTGGGGAAACTCACACACCACAGCGGGTAGTGAGGACAATGCCTATGCCGAGCTCAACCAGAATGACGTGCCGGACCCGGAGGATCCCTATACCATGTTGTTTCTTGAGGCGTGGTCGAGGGCTTAGTCCACGGGTAGGGTGACTCCGCCGCCGTCCGGCATGGGGATGATTTTTGGCTTCTTGGAGGGGTCGAACGGCTTGTAGGGTGTCGGTACTCCCCGGATCTCCTTCGCCGGCGGGTTTCTGTTCTCGGGGTTCTGTCTCGCTGCAAAGCTGATCGCAATGACGATCAGCGTCAGGGACATGATGGCAAGCAGGGCAAGCCGCATGGGTCTCTCCTCACGCACGTGATCGGGGAGTTCGAAACTCTCAGAGGAGAGCGCCCGCGCCTTTAGGGTTGCCCCCTGAACATGCGCGCGGGCCTCCCCGACCGTGTGACCGGAGAGTGCAGTTTTACGGCCACACAAAGCCGCCTCTGAGGGGTTTCGACGCCCCGCCGTCCGATGGGCGGACAGCGGCGAGACAATATCCGCAAATCATGGGTGCCGACAAGGGCGCCATCAGGATCAATCACAAGCACTGACACCATGGCCTTCGCTTTCCAAGGGTGGCGATGCCTTGCCGTGACCGAAAGGAAACTGACATGAAGATCGACACGATCGTGCTGCACTACTCGGCCACCTACGCCGACCAGAACCTGACGGTGAAGGACATCGACAGGATGCACCGTGATCGCGGGTGGAAGGGTGTGGGGTATCACTATGTCATCCGGCGCGATGGCGTG